AAATGATTGAGGAAAAAAAGAAAGAGAAAATAATATGAGCCACCACTATTTTTTAAATGATGATCACACCTACACACCCTGCACTCTTATGGAATGGGCAAATCAAACAGAGGATTTATGGAAGGAAAATAAAAAACACGTAGCCGATGAAGAAATTAACGATAAACGTGTATCTACCGTATGGCTAGGTCTGGATCATAATTTCTTAGGTGGCAGACCATTATTGTTTGAAACAATGGTTTTTGATGAGCCACGCGGTGGGCGTGATATTTATATGGATCGCTATACCACATGGGACGAGGCCCTAATAGGGCATCAAAAAGCAATCGAATGGGTTAAGGCAGGATGCAATGACGACGAACTATAGCGATTTACCAACTATAGGGGAGTCAATCCCCGAGGAGCGCCAATTAACCCATTATTTAATGAATGGGCTTGCTCATTATGTAGGTCAAAAACCCGTAGATAGGCGCGTATTAATTGCGTCGTTAAGTGAGATATGCAAGCTAGTGTTTACCAATCAAACGCCGTTTCCGGTGAAAGAGCAGTGCGAGGAAATCGATGCGTTTTGCAATTGGTTAAAGAGTCACGCGTTGAAAGATGCCGTAAGGAGTTAACTTTCATTTATGAAACAATTAAGACCGTATCAGCAGGACGCTGTTAACGAGTGCTGGAAAGCCCTAAAGGTCAATGATGACCCGGTTCTCTTAATGGCCTCCGTGGGGGCAGGCAAAAGCTTAATGCTTGCCAATATATTACTCTCAATGCAAAAGGCCGGTAAACGCGCCCTATGCCTTGTTAACAACGCAGAATTAGTACGGAATAACTGTGCTACCCTCATTGATGAGGGTGGCAACGCATCAATTTATTGCGCGGCCTTAGGCTATAAAGATGCAACGGCGCCGATTGTATTTGGCACGCCGGTTTCCGTATTGAACGGAATAAATAAAAATGATGGGATTGCGCGGATCAAATTCAACATCATCGTGGTCGATGAAGCGCACGCTATTAATTACCTTAATCACCGTTCAAGCTTCGTGCGGATTTTGCGTCATTATAAGCAGGAATACCCCGAGATGCGTGTCCTTGGCGCAACAGGTACTAATTTCCGATTCAAAGGCGCTGCTATTGTGGGGCCGGACTGTCTGTTCAAAACTCAAGTCGGCAATATTACCACCGAGCAATTAATACGGGATGATTATTTAATCGAACCGCAATTTGAGGTCGATAAAAATTTAGTGCTGGATTTTTCACAGGTACGAATCAAACAAAACGGCCAGTTCGATCAAAAGCAATTAGAGGCGGTTGTTGAGCGAAGCGCCCGCTTAACAGAGCTTATCTGTCATCAAGTGGTTCACATCATGGAAACTCAAGACCGGCGCGGGGTCTTTTTCTTTGCCACCACAAAAAAACACGCATTTGAAATATTAAGCCACCTGCCGATGGGTGAGTCTGCAATCATTTTAGGAGAAACCCCGCAACATGAACGCACTGAAATCTTGGAAAAGGCAAGGACGGGATTTATTAAGTATCTTGTTAATATCGCTATTATATCGGTTGGGGTTGATATACCTTCTTACGATACTATTGCCTACTTACGCCCGACAGAGAGTCTTGTGCTTCTTGTTCAGACCATGGGTCGAGTCTTGCGCTTGTCACCCCAAACGAACAAAACAAATGCCCTAGTGTTAGATTTTGCCGGAAACATCGAACGACACCGAGACTGGGATAATCCCGTATTACTTGAGGCGGTGAAACAAACAATCGATCAAGACAAGCCCCTAGTGATTTGCTGTCCGGCCTGTATGGAAATGAACACCGAACACGCAAGGCGTTGTATTGGTAAGGTTCCCAAAGAGGCGGTTAACGGTGATGAGTTAGAAAAAGAAGAGCGCTGTAAATACTATTTTGAGTTTAAGGAGTGCGAAAACATTACTGATGGCGCTGCGTGTGGCGCCCAGAATGATATAGCCGCCCGGTTATGCCATAGCTGTGGGTGTGAGTTAATAGACCCCAATGCCAAGCTATCAATGGCCCGGGTACAAAATAATGTGTTTCAGGTTAATGTATTGGAGGCCCGCTATGGTATCTCCGGAACACAAAAAGGGTTTAGGATAAATTGCGCGTACAAATGCCAGGATGAAAACGGGCGTGTCGGATCTGTTTTTGAGAATTACTCACCAATAAGCGAAAAGGCTGTACGCATATTCTACGGGCAGTTCGTTAAAAAACATTGTGCCAACGCCAGCAAATGGTATATCCATTTAGGCGACCGCTCTAAGGTAGAGGAAATGCTACAAACGATTGATACACCGTTCGCCCTTATGATTGCCAAGGAGCAAGAGGGTGTCCGTATTAAGAAAAAACTATTTCACCAACAATAAGGAAATACCATGTTAACCATTACCACGGCTACAGAATCAGAAAAAATGGTGCTGGGCGCCCTTCTATTAGATGGCCCGCTATATAATATAGTTAAGAGTATGCTTTGCCCGATGGATTTTAGCGATCCGGCACGTCAAGAAATTTACGCGGCTATTAATGATTTATTTAAAAAACACGGTTGCTTTGATATGGCCATGCTTGTTGATGAAATGCCAGCAATGCAAGAATTGCTTTATCAGTTGGCCAATGAATGCGTATCAACGGCAAACATTGAAGCGCACGCCTGTATCATCCGTGAAAAGTCCGTTCAACGACAGCTTGTGAAAGTAGCGCAAGAAATTGCAGAGGCAGCGACACAATGACGAATTACGATAAGAAGCGTAAGCGTCAAGCTGGTCGCCAAGGTGTAGGCAGTGAATCCGAACGCGACCGTATTTACCGACAAGGTTATTTCGACGGGCAAGCGGCACTCATTGAACGATTTCAAGAAGCAAAGGTTTTGCCACGGCTTGATTTTAAAATGGTGCCTCAGACGCAAGAAGAGTTTAAAAAGGATTATCCGAATGGCTAGACGACAAGTAGAACATATTGATTTTATTAAATGTGGTGACCATCGGGCGCTGCCATGCCCTTGGTGTGGAGAATGGAAAGATGAGGACGGCATATCCTTGGATATTTTATTTGATTATTGGTATAAGGTTCGATGCCTGAATTGTTCTTGTATGCCTTATTCTTCAAATTCAGACACAATTGATAAAGCTATTGAATTTTGGAATACGCGACGGCAGCTTGCCTCGGTTGAAGATGGAAAATTTCTTATCAAAAAAGCAATTTCCGATTTGTCTAAGGTGATAAGTTAATGGACGCACACATATTTAAATACGAAATACCAATAACCGATGAAATTATCGCAATGGAAATACCCGACAATTACGCCCTATGTGAAGTTGGCCAACAAAATGGTAAACTATTCATGTGGTGCGTGGTCGATATTCACGCCAACATTATTAAGCGCTATTTTAAAATAGTTGGCACTGGTCACAAAATCGAAGGGATAGAACACCTATCTTTTTTAAGAACGATTCAAATGCCCAATGGTCTAGTTTGGCATCTTTTTGAAGTGCCGGAACAAAAAGTCTGATTACTATAATAATCAGACCTAAGAACCACAAAAACACCTAAGTGCCTGTTTTATAAGCATTAATCCTTAATACCAATTTGATAGAAATTAGTAGAAAATTAGTACTAACAAAATGGGCACATTATGTACAGGAAATTAGTACAATTCCCTCTCTAGTTGCAAGATAAGGTTTCAAATAGGTCGAAATCATCTCTTTTGCCGCCTCAAATCCCCAAACAAACGCAAATTCATAATGTCGCCACTTTTTACGCTCAGCAAACTCTAATTGTTCCTTCGTTGGTTTATTTTTACCGACCTTTAGCTCAATCCATAATCCGGCCTTACCGTTTAATGGGATCGCCAAAAAGAAATCGGCCACCCCTTTTTTAACGCCCATCCGTTTTAAGGTGCGTCCGGTTTGTACCGAGCATTTTCTCTCATTAGCAAAATGATGGAAATCATCGGCTAATTCGGGGAACTGATAATTGAACCAGTTAACTATATTAATATGTTCGGCCTGCTCTTTGCCTAACGCCATCTTAAAATCCTTGTCTCATCATGAGGGCCACCTGTTTTGCGCGGTCGCCTACTTGTGTCGCCCATTTACTATCCAGCGCCTCTCTAGCGGCGTTGGTGTAATCCTTGGCGGTTAATGCCATTATCATTTTTCTGAAGCCTAGTAAGCGCCCTATGCCTAGGTTAAAGCACATATTCATTAAGGCGTATTGTACGTTTTGGGGTTGATTGACATACCACGGATATGGGGCGAGTTCCCTTTGACAGCGAGCGAAATCGTTATCAAACAGGTAATCAGCCTCATCCTTAGATATGCCATTGTCTTCAATGTTACGACCCCATCCGATTGTTAGTTTCCCCACAGTGTCTATATAGGGATGCGATTTGAACGCTTCGTTCTTCTTGATCCAATCCTTTAAGTTCGTCATCACAATAGTCCTCATTGTAATAATTCCATCCAAACGCTCGCACCGCGTAATACATCATGGACGCGCGAAAATGAGACACGCCATCGTTGCGCAGCATATGGTAGAAAATTAAGTCCGTTTGAAATCGTGTGAAATCACAGGTTTTTCTATAGAACCAGTCGTGTACTATGGCCGGTCGTATTAATGACGAGTGCGCAGGCGCCATAATGGGCCACGCTATTTTAGGAATACTTGCTAAATCAGTTTCAAAGCCTGCGGGTATTTCAAACTGCTCCCCGTTGACCGTGAATTTAATGTTGTTACAGGTTAGGTAATGATAATCAATAAGCGGTTTTATACAGGTTGAGGTAGAGAACCCCGTCTGGAGGCGCTCACCGGATGATGAGCACCCCGACAGGGTTAAGAGTAATCCTAGCACCAATCCTTGGCGCATCATGGGATTAAGCAGCTGCGCGGATCAATTGATAGTTGTAAACGGTATCAGCTGCGGGATCGCCACTAAAGGTAATAGTGAGGGTATTCGCAGTAACAACCGCTTGCAACACAGTGACGTTGTTCGTGCCGTTATTAACGACCTGAACAAAGGCTCTATCAGTTGCGGCCACAGCGCCTGTAATTGTAAATGCTTCGGTTGCAGATCCGCCCACAGTAGTTGTTTGACCGCCAAACTTAATTATATGGCTTGGCGTAATCCCCGCTGCCAGTTTAGCAAGCGTTACGTTAGCATTTAAAATCTTAGCTGTTGTAATCGCGTTATTGGCAATCGTTAATGCGCCAGTGTTGGCAATAGTAGCATCCCCGGACATAGCCACGCCTGTAGCGACGTTTGATACGTTACCGACGAAAATATTACCGCTAGATAAGGTGCTTGATAATCCTGCGTTACCGGTTAGGGCTACGAAGGCGCCTGTAGCTGAGTTATAAGTATAGAATCCCACGCCGTTTGAGGTGTAGATTAACCACAAGTCGGTTACTAGGAATTGAAAATCACCGTTGTTTAATAAAGCAATGTTGGCAAGAATAGTCGCGGAGGTAAAATATCCGTTGGTAGTAATTGCCGCTGCAGAGTCATCTGTAACCATCGTGACGATGTTTGGATCGCCGTTGAAGTTACGCAATAATGATGTTATAGCCATTTAAAAATCTCCTTATAATTATCTGGTTTTATGTTTTAGGTTTTTTCTACGGATGCGATCCAAATCATCCACGCCCAAATAGCCCACGCCCTCTGCCGCTGCATCAGTACGCACGCCATACTTCCCAGAGTCTCCTGCGCGATCAATGAGTTCATCATGGCCCGCGCGGCCGCCTCCTTTTCCTTCACGAACCTCTATAGGTTTTCTAGGGGTTTCATCGTAAGCCATGATTCGCTCCTTGATTATTTACAATCCTTTTTCATTGGCATCTTTTTCTTAGACATTTTATTGTCTTTTTTATCGTCCATATTGCGAACGTTTTTTTCTTCCATCTTTCTAGCAGGTTTTTTAGCCATTATCCTTTGCCTCCTCGGTCGCCTTTGTCCAATATCCTATTGGCCTTGGCATCAATTTTCGCCTTCGATGATGCTGAAAGCTTCCCTTTGTTTTCCATCTGCGTAGCGCGTGCTTTGGCATTTGCCGCATGGGCTTTATCGGGCATAGGATAAGCCTCCCTGCCCGGCAATCCAAAATCACTCTTGGGGAGTTTCGCCCTCTCCTTGGTCGTTAGTTTCGCCATCCTTTTTCTCCTGATCTTCTATTTCCTTGCGCGACGCCTCAGCATGTACCGCCTGAAGATGTCCTATTTTGTTTCTTACAAATTGCAAAGCACCCGCTGATTGTTGCAACATATTAGCAGCGGCCTCAACTTGTTGTTCTAATTGACGTGCGTCCTCTAATAAAGTTTGAATCGTTAACATTAAAAAACTCCTTTATAATTAAAAAAACACCTTTTATTCAACATAAACGCTTGTTGGATAAGGGTTGTCCGTCATTGTATTACAAGCATTATCGGTGGTTCTTTCTGAGCGTGGTGCACTGAGAATTTCAATCAAATTCCCTAGCACTTTAATAGACTCGTCCAGATCGTATAATTCCACCTTTATATCCGTTTTTCTCAATACCATCTCTTTCAATTGATTTTGCAAATTTTCTACAACCCATGACATAATATTTTCCTATAGTTACCAGATTATTAAAGGGAGTTCCGTTATAAACTCCTCTGCCGATACTATATCACGCTCACCATTTTTTGCTTTTGCAAACTCAGAAAGACAATAGACCCACAATGCATCACGCCACGCAATAAAAGTTTGTGCCTCATTAGCCCATTGTGTAACCGTACTATTTGCATAAGAGGCACATGCCAAGGCATCACCGTAGTTCTTACTTTTAGCCGTTTTGTTTATTAATTCCTCTACCAAAACCAAAATAGAAGCCTTTAATTGATTTAAGGCAAATATGGGCTGCATTTCAGCTTCATAAGACATAATTTCATCTAACGTTGGCTTAGGAATAGGCATGTCCCATTTATCAATAACAATACCTAGTCCGTCATTTTCATCTTTAAATGACATCTTTTCTTGAAACCATTCAGTTTCATATTTAGTTGAAAGTATCTCAAATACATTCATGGTAAATTCCTTAACAAAATTCCCAAACAACAATAAGACCAGCACTTCCAGCCCCACCAGCCGCACTTACGGTGGTTGATGCGCCACCTGAACCACCGCTTCCGTAGTTTCCGCCTGCAGCACCGGCGCCTAAATTGGGCTGGTTTCCTCCTCCACCATAATGACTTGACCCACCATTACCGCCTATAACTCCTCCTCCAACGGCAAAAGATGAACCTCCAGCCTCACCAGCTGTATTTATAGTTCCATTAGTTCCAACACCCCCAGCACCACCTATTGCACGCGCAACCGTAGTAATGGCCCCCATCCCGTTTCCACCAACACCACCCGTTGCTTGAAGGGAACTCGCGCTAAAAGTAGTCGTCCCACCTGTTCCACCTGTACCTCCGCCAGATGTTCCTGCGGTTCCGGCAGCCCCCACCGTGTAAGTATATGAAGACGCAGCACTTGGCACCCAAAGACTGGCATATCCCCCAGCTCCACCTGATGCGCCGCACGAAACTGAAGCGCCTCCACCTGTAGATCCGCCGCCACCACCGCCACCACCGACTACTTCTACATAAATCGAGGTAATACCTGCTGGGCGCGTATATGTGGCGGCTGTACCGGAAGTAAATACTTGAAAACTTACAAGGCCTCCAGCACCCGCTATATGAGGGTTAGTAAGGGTAAGCCCTGCAAATGTAGGTGAGCTTGATGTGGCTATGCTTTGCGGCAAACTTAAAGTAACAGCCCCTGTAGACGCTGATGCGATAACCTGATTAGCCGTTCCCGTTATTGATAAAACACCGGCGCCATTATCAAAAACATAACCACTATTCCATGAAGCAGCTGTCGTACCACTGGCTAAAACTAAATCTAAATACACTGTTGTATTAGCCGCCATAACCTGAATAGCGTTACCGCCTGAAGAGTTAACCGTCACATTGGCGCTTGAGTTATTAATGATTACATATTGCTGCCCGGCCACTAACGATGATGCTACCGGCAATGTTACAGTTTGGGTAAGGGTGCCTGTAAACTCTTGTACTTGTTTGCTGGCCACAGTTAATACAGTATTGCCACCAGACGTCGCCGTCGTGGCAAATCCCGGTATTAATGAGTTTGCAGAGAGATTGCTATTAGCATCCCATCCGGCAAAAGCGGTGGCTGTTGGTGCTGTGGTCACCGAACCCACGCCGGTACCCCCTCGCGCTATTGCTAATAATCCAGACCAGCCCAAAGTCAATGACGCGGCACGAAGCAATGCTGTTGCGGGTGTGCCACCCAGAGTTAAAGTGACGTTTGTATCATCTGTCTTGGTTAAGGCAGCGCCTGTAATATCTGCACCAGCAATAGTTGACCAAATAGGTGGTGCAGATACTGCGCCGGTTCCTGTTTGAGATAGATACAGTTTTGCAGTAGTTATATTTCCAGCAAGTTTTGAAAGTGTATTTGCTGCTGAACTATAGAGGGTATCACCCAAGGCATATGTTGATTGCCCTGTACCACCGCGAGTTTCTGCTAAAGTACCCGTCCATCCCAATGTCAAACTTACGGCTTGCAGTAATGCTGTTGCAGGAGTGCCTCCAAGCGTTAAGGTAACGTTGGTGTCATCCGTTTTAGTTAGAGGAGATGGGCTTCCTGCTGGTATATCTGTTAAATAGGCCAGTGTTCCGCTTGCGTCTTGGAATGTAACATTTCGGGTCGCAGATGTATTTGCAAAGTTAAATGCCGTAATGTGCTGATAACCTGTTCCACTTAAGAATGACACGGGAATGTTGCTTGTTGATCTGAAATTGGTAGATGCCGCGCCTTTAGGGGTAATAGCAATGCTAATATCTGGGTCAGATCCTATCGCCTGAAATATCGGGGCTGTTCCAGTAAGAGCATTAACGATATTAAGGTAGTTAACTGATAACGCACCTGCGGAGGTAAACCCTAGTACATGATTGGCACTTACGTCATTAATTCCTGCCGGTGATTCAATGTATCCTGTAAATCCCGGGCCATAATAATCAATACCATTAACGGCTATTAGGGGGGTAGATACACCAAGGGCGACGTTTTGTTTTAATATCCCCGATGCAAGGCTTCCTAAATCAAATGCATCAGGAAATCCGGAATCAGCTTTGTAAATTACAAATGGGCCTTGAGTAAAACCGCTTTCTTGCAATTGAGTCCATGCGGCCAAAATCGCATCATAATACTCATATAATTGAACATCTGTATTAAATCGCAGACGATAATTGATTTGAGCGGATGGGGTCGGCCTCTCTGCTGTAGTGCCGGGTGGCAAAAAAGTCCAAGGATTGTTATAGCGCCTGTTAGTGCCACCGCCCAATCCTACCGTCGTCTCGTCATTTGCTAAGTCGCCCCCATCGGCAAACTCACTAAACTTTATAGTATCGACCATCTCACATATCCTTGTGATTAATGATGTTAGCCTTAGAGCTGCCTCAATGTAACTCCAATATAAGCACTAGCATCTGGTGTAATAAAGTGTATCACATCGCCGCCTTTTACATAGCGTTTGTGAGGTCGAAACTCATTGTATTGCTGCGAACCCACGCTCCCAATGGAGGGAACAGTTGGAACACCATTTAATCGAATAAATACATTTGAATCCTGTATGTACTCAAATAATGCTTGATATTGAGAGGTTACAGGCCCGGGTACGGTGATAGTTTGCTCAACGCTTGCCCCGCAATTGACCTGCCAAGCCGTGTCACTAAATGGGATCGTACCGTCATAGTTGCTGTTGTATGCAATAGCCATTTTATATCCTTATTGTTATTCATATCGAATGAACTTATTAGTAAACGCGGTTAACTGAGTTATGTTAAACGCGGCTCCGTTCCCTGTATCGCCTGTATTAATTGGAGTCGGGTTAAATGCTACAAACGCACCGGGGCCGCTAGTACTTGATGCGGATGCTTGGAACAATCCTGAATGATGATGCGATGGCATTTCATTAATAGTCTGGGTATGTGTGGCCTCTCCTACTTTACCACCTACAGAACTAAGGTTGGCCGCAACAATTCCTGTTCCTTGAGCGCCAGCCAATACATAATCTGTAAGATTTGGTGTATTGAAGGTTGTAGATCCATCTCCATGACCCCACGCAAAGAAACGAACCACTGAAGAGGTTGTGGCGTTTGCATTGGCCGACATAGTTATCGTGTTACCCACTACGTTTGAAACGGTCGTGGCCGCAGGAACTCCGGTACCCTCTATAAACATACCAATTCTATAGAACTGACCATTTGTAACGGTGAAGGTTGGTGATCCAGAAGTAAGTGACACCGTCTCTGTTTTTGTTAAAGCCTGAAATAATAAATTGTATTGAATACGATTTATAGCAGCACCGTTACATATCAAGTAGTGAGGCTGTAACATGAATCCTGCAAAATCAATAATCGTACCAACAGGCACAATAGGGTATGCCGTATGATAAGTATGGTCGATTTGTCTATCGATGGAGTCTTGCTCAAAGCTTGGCTCTATAGGCAAGTCTTGCACTACTAATTGAAAGCTCGTGACATAAATATCAATGTTATTAGGGATTGCCAATTTATAATCAATATATGCCGCTGGTGGCACATCCGGGTTTGTCGTAGCCGGAAGCTCTCCATAGCCTGTGAACTCATTCCATGA